TTTGCATCGACTCCTTCCGCATCAAGAGTTCGCTACAACCTCGACCAAGTTATCGCTTGGGAGAAAAAAAACAACATTATTCCAAAGGAGGAATCTTAATCATGGCTTTTAAAAACGCATTTACAGGAAGGCTTGTTCTTTTCAACAATCAACAAAAAAAATCAGACAAGTCTCCCGATATGAGTGGTTCTGTTGAGTTCAGCTTGCAAGATGCGATGGCATTTGCAGATTGGATAACAGGGCAAGGAGGAGAAGAAAATTACAAAGGAGAAAAAGTAATTAAAGTTCCTGTGAGTGCATGGCACACACAATCTAAAAATGGAACTGGATTTATATCAGGTCAAATGGCTGCTCAAAAAATACAAGCAGAGGTGGATGAAATTCCATTCTAAATATTAGGCTTCCTTTGGTGTAAGTCCTAACGCAGCGATCCATCGCTTACTGAATTTATGCGATGTGACTTGGCTTGACTTAATTCTATCGTTTTCTGTTTACGAGCAAAACAGAGTACAAACTTAACTAACAAATAACCAACCATGTCTCAAAGAAACCTAGAGATCACAGTGCAAGGTATCAATGGCCTTCTCTGTTCAAACGTCGCATATTCTGACCCTTTGGGTGATTATGCAAAATACAAACAGTTCTTTACTGATAAAAAAGGTAAAGCAAAGACCGATGGAGTTCATCGTGCCGTTAGAGTTCTTGATTGGCTTTTATCTGGTTACTGGATGAATGAAGGAAAGGTGAATGTTGATGAAGGTGAGAACACCGTTGACTTTGAAGGGTTCAGCAGACCATATATGCCAAGTGCAAATTTCCAGAAGTGTTTAAGAAACGCTGCAACAAAATGGAAACTTGGCAAAGATGTGCTGAGGTCTGTGATTGTCCATAACAATCCTGAGCTTGAATATGACGGCCCAAAAGATGCAATTGAAATGATTAATCATAGAGAACCAAAACTTCAGCTTGCAGCTTTCACAGGTCGAGGTGTTTGGGTCAACAGATTATATTTACCAGAATGGAAGGCAAGGTTTCAAGTCTTGCTTGATGATGAACTCATGGGAATTGATCAGTTAAGAAGAATTGCAATTATGGCTGGCAAAGCTGAAGGTTTAGGAACATGGCGACCTAGATATGGCAGATTTGAGGTCACTGAAATTAAGGAGACAGATGAATGAAAATGAACCCAGATGACTTGCCTCTTTCAGTCTGCGGTGTTGCTTGGCGAGAGCTTGAGAAAGGTGAAAGGATCTCTGCTAAAAAAGTGGAAGAGATGTATTTTCTTTTAACAGATAAAAAACTTATTTCTTCCTCAATTACTCAAAGTCGTGACATGAGTTTTCGATCACTTCAAGTTAAACAATGGATAGAATCAAATCGAAATGAAATAGGAAAACCTGTTGTCATTAGACAAGATAAAGGTTCTCTTGTGATATTAACAGATGCTCAGGCTGTTGATTACTTGAATGGCCAAGCCTACCAAGGCTTAACCAAACATCGGAGGAATACAAGAAAGATGTTTAATAGAATTGATGTGGAAAATCTTAGTCAATATGACAAAGATCAATTGCACGTTAATCAAGGAAGGCATGCTTTTATTGCTTCAGCAATTGATGGAGCAAAGAAACAAATTGTCAGAATACAAAAAGATGGAGGCGATATTCCAAAAATAAAACCTCCTGATGAGGATTAGTTATCAGCAATCGCAGCAATTTTCTTCATTATCTTTCGCATCCGCATTATTCGCCTCAATTCCTCGTTGTGCCGCCTAAATTGCAGTTACTTGGCTTACCGCTACTCAATCGTTCACACTTTACGATTAAAAGTGTTTTAACATCTCTGATGCTTTACAGGTTGACGAGGTGATAATTCAACTCTTTTTAGTTCAGATCAGACCGATGTCTTTCATCGTGCCTCTGCTCCTTCCTTCTCACTGTCACGCACTTTGACCTAGTGCAATCGTTGTAAGTTTACGATTTAAACTTTCTTTTATGTCTGTTAACCCTTCGTGGTTAAAACAGGCTTTCCACCTAAACCACTTTTAGTAACTCTTTGTGCATCTTCTCAAATCACTCTAGAGCGTTTCTCTTCGCTTCAATACTATCGTTTAAGGTTCACGATCAAAACCTTTTTAACACTTCAAAGACTTAATAGGTTGATGGAGTGACATAGACGCTCCGCCACGCTCTTACCTGTTACGCCATGCAGTTTGCATCAACGCCCCGAAACCAACTCGTTTAAGGTTTACGATTAAAACCTTTTTAACACTTCTATAACTTTACAGGTTTGCGAAGTGAAATTCACTGCATTTTCATTCGACCTAGTCTCACGCTTTTCGATTCAGTGCTTTTTGTCCCATCTCAAATCAATCGTTAACAGTTCACGATTAAAACTGTTTTTATTTTTATTTGTTGTATTATGAATCCAGACTTAAAAGCTTTTAATCAATTAATAAGCGTTATTGCTGGCAAGGCCATCGCTCAACAAACTGCGTATCTGAAATTCAATCCATTAAGAAGATGTTCAGAGGCAATAAGAATCACTAGCGAAATTGAATTAAAACAAAGTCTACAAATTTTGCAAGAAAAACAAGATGATTCTAAATATAAACAAGTTCAAAGAAAATTAGAATCTCTTACTTCCCTTCAAAGATTATCTAGAGTTTTTAAAGAAAATGAAACGAGATGAAACTCCATCTGGATTTAAATTAAAAAAACTTAAAGAAGCCAGATTAATGAAATTAGAAAAGAATTTTTTAGACGTTCAATTGCGTGGTCAGGATCACTATGTATATATAAATGAACATAACAAAGCTCAGGTCATATCTAGAGATGGTAACTGGGTCACCGAACATATTAGAACTGCAGTTTTAAAATATAATTTTGAGGTGGATAAAGTTAAAAAAATGAAAGTTAAAGATTTCTCTTCTGCAGAAATAAAAACTTATGAAAATAAATATTTAAAATAATTTATTTTTTTGCAAACAAAACATAAAAAAATTTGTTCCAAAAATTCTGTTTTTGCTTTTTTAATTTGCTCTCTAATTTAAATATCAAATCTTGCTGGTCACATATTATCTCTAATGCCATACTAACAAAATGCCCTTGTTTACTAGCTGTTTTTAATAAATCAACAGCATACATTTTTACCTCATTGATATCAGTTTCTTTTTCTATTACGTTTATCTGTTTTTTCATTTCAAATTCTTCCTCAAGAGTCATCTTAGAATTTAAAACTTTTATTATTTGCTTCATTTAACTGGAAATAACTTCTCTTCGATCATCTTCACGATTGCATCGTCGATATCATTGTCACTTTTGGAACTTAAGTCTCTGAGGATATATAAGACACCCTTACGAAGGCTCTCACTCTTGCCGAACTTGATGAAAAGATTTATAAGAAATTTTGACATTTGTTTGTGTGTTCTTTTTCAAACATACCAAACATTATTGAATCTTGCCTTCTAAACGACTAACCGCCTGACTCAGGCTATTTAATCTGTTGTAAATATCAATAATTGTTTTTTCTCTA